GCTGCCACGACTGCTGACGCCAAGTTTTACACCTGACGTGATCAGCGTTTTGATCAATTCTCCCATGGGAGTTGGCAATATCTTCAACTTACCGCAACCGGCATGCCCGTCCATCCACATGCCTTCAACTGTGTGACACACACGATCTAAGTTGATTTTTAGATCATCTGGATGGTCCACTTCACCTAAAACGGAGTTACCGTTGTGGATCTGTTCGTTGATGGTTTCTACTGCCTTGATAATTTCGTGTTTAGGATAGATACGTTCATTTGCATTGCGCTTGTCGCCTTCAATGCAAATGCCTTTGAGGTAGAGATTCTTTTTGCCATTCATATCCGACTCTTCTAAGACTTGGATATTGGCCTGGCTAAAAGTTAAATCTTCTCTAAGGTATCTAGATGACATTTAATTAACCCTTACGTCCTGTAGGAAGTGGGCTCTTGTTGTTTTGACCTTCGCTGCCGGCGCCCATTTTAGGCTTTGGTGCTGCTGAAGGCTTTTGTGTGCCTTGTGCAGGTGTGTTGCCAACTTTGCCAATTAGGTCTTTTGTGTTGTTGCTGTAAGCGCCAGATGCGTCATGACGTCCACCTTCGGCTGCACCAGTGTGTACTGGACGGCTGGCCATGCCGGCTTGTCCGCTGTTGGCTGCATAGGTAGACTTCTTGTTTACGCTGCCTTCTTCACTGGTAGCTGGCTTTGGGACTGCTTTAAGACTCACAGCTTCCATCATGCCTGGTTCCATTTCGTCAGTGTCGTCCATCTCAATAGCGTCGCCGCCTTCGTCAGGACCAAAACCGTCGCCGTCGCCCATGTCATCACCGCCACCCATGTCATCACCGCCCATGAGGTCTTCAAACTCGGCCATCAACTGGTCCAGTTTGTCTTCTAAATTCATGATGTCGTCTTTGGAAGCAGGTTCGTCACCGCCCATGCCGCCTTCGTCGCCCATGCTAAATTCTGCTTCTTCGCCATCGTCGTCAGCAGACATGCTAAATTCTTCTTCGTCGCCTTCGGCTTCCATGTTCATGTCAGATTCTTCTTCCATTTCCACGTCGTCGATTAGGTCGTCAGCAGCGTCACCGCCCATTGTGCCTTCATCAAGGTCTTCGTCGGCAGCTTCATCTAGTTCTTCATCTGCTTCTTCAGCCATGATATTTTCATAGATCTGACGGCTTTTTTCCACAACAATGTCGTGGAATAATTCGCGGGCTTTCGCCTCTTCGTCATTGATTACATATTCAATCAATTGTTCAAAACGGTTCATATGGGGAAACTCCTATAGGTAAAGTGTGCTGTTATTTACACACAAGGAGAAAAACACGTGGTTTAAGGGGCGAAAAGGCGTATAAATGTAAAATTTATTACATCGCCGGGGCGGCAGGAGGAGGTGCGTATTGTTTTCTTACTAGTTTGAGTTTTTCCTTGAACTCATAAGTTCTTACATCATTCATTTTGCGCAGTTTGTTTAACTGACGCAGTGTGAGACGAGTTTTACGCAAATCACTCTCTTGCGGCTGACTGTTGTCTTGCGACAAGTCTTGAAACGCTTCTGGGTCTTTGCGAAAAAATTCGTTTAACAGCATGATTTTATTTATACTGCACCTGGGCCAGGAGCGGCTCCGCCAGCAGGTACAGCACCACCAGGAACCACGGGAACAGGACCAGCGCCTGCAGGTGCACCAGCACCGTTGGCAGCCATACCAGCAACGTCTTCGCCAGTTTCAATGTCTGATTCTAGAGCACCCGGGGTAATGCCAATGCTACGCATGTCTTGCCCTGCGTTGGTTTCTAACTCAGGCTCGTCACGTTCTTCACGCCACATTTCTTCATTTTCTGCAATTTCTTCTTCAGTCAGTCCCAAGAAACGTTGCAACAAGAAACGCTTGCTCATGTAAGGCAATGCTTCCAACTGTGTAAATGCACCAATACGTGTGGTATCCAGTTCACTTTGACGATAACTTGCAAAGTTTTGAGGTGCATTAAACTTCAAATTAAACAGGCTGGAGTCTATGTTAAACCCACGCCATTTCATAAACATCTTGAATTCGTCGTCTAATTTCTGCACAATCAATGCTTGCAAACGTTCGCAATACTGGTTGAATCTGTACTCTTGAATCAAGGCTGTGCCTACTTTGCCGTCGGTCATTGCACGGTCTGAATCGTCTGGTCCAGTGGGCAAATAACTGCTGGGCACACGCAGGCCACGGGCCATTTTGTTGTTGAAATATTTCAAATCATCAATTTCGCCCAGGTTCTGTCCGCCTTGCAGTGTGTCTACGCTAGATCCACGACCATCTGCACCTTGGGGAAAGAAATAATCTTCGTTTATCGAAAGTGGGTTGTATGACGCATCCATCATGTTGTTGCCACCGCCAGTCATGGTGGGAATTCGACGCTGATGCATTTCGTTTTTCACACGTTCCACAAACGCCATGGCCAGGTGTGATGGCATGTTGCCCACATCAATTTTGAAGATTCTGCGTTCTGGAGCACGGCTCACACGATAGATCAACACAGCATCTTCCAGCAGTTCTTTTTGTTTGAATACCTTGTAGATCTGTTCTAGTATGCTACGCCCAAATGGCCAGAAAACATCCAGGCCTTCGTTCAGGCTGATGTGTACCACGTGTTTGGCATCCAAGCAAACTTCATTCATGGCAGTCATAAATCTGCTGTTGCCCACGCCACCACCTGTGCCGCCGTTGGGCATGGTGTAGTTGGCGTTGCCTGATATTGTGCCTGTCACAGGATTGGTCATGTAGTCTGTGGTGGTCTTGGCTGCCACAGTCATGTTTTGGAAATTGGGATTGATGTCACGAATCACATACTGTTCAGGACGTTTGCCTTCTGATTCGTTCACAATCACACGGGCCACCTTGCTCATGTCCACCCACATCATTTCAAATGTTTCTGGGTCGCGCACAAACAATTGATCGCCATACTTGATGGTGTTGCGGAACAGTTTGAATATACGCTGGTCTAACTTGTTCAGCTTGATCCACTGTTGCAACTGTTTCTTGATGATTGACACTTCGTTGTCTGTGGGTTTTTCACGATAATCAACTTCAAACGGTGTACCGTTTTGTTCGTTCATTTGTGTGGAGAACTCAGCAATGATGTCTAAGCATGCATTGATCTCTGAGTCCATGTCCATGTTCTCGTACTGATTGTAGCGTTCGATACGATTGGGGTGTCCGGAGTAGACTTCGGGCAATCTTGACGCATAGTTGCGGAAGATAAAGTCTGCAGGCATACCTGTGTCTGATCCATCATTTTTGTTGTAGCCAGGAAGTCCATATTGATTCCTGCCTGAGATAGGGCTCATGACACCTGTGGTGTCTGCTACTTTGAAATACTTGCGCCAGCCGGGTTGTTTGGGTTCTGCCATAGTCTATTATTTATTGTCAGTTGCTGGCTACCTGTGCTAATCGCCCACTGGCTTTGGCAGTGACCTGCATGCTGCGGCGCATTTCTTCTAACAATCCTACCATTTGTTGTTGCAGTCCTGCATTGCCCTGGCTTTGCATTTGTTCTGCCAGTCGGTTGATACCGGACACCGCTGACTTGAATTCTTCACCCATGCTGTCTTTTATATTCTGCCCAAGTTGTTCTACTGTTTCTTTGTTGATGTCTAATTTGGGCATGTCGCCCAACAATGCTGCCTGACTGTCTGCCGATGTGGGCATGGCAAAGTTTTCCATTTTCTGGAGCATTTGTCCTTGGAGATCAATCATTGTTTTTTGCACAGTATCAGTGCTTGGCATGTCCGAAGACATATCTGCATAGGCTGCAGAAAAATCTTTATTGCCCCCTGACTTAGACGTGAGTTTCATTCCATTGGTAATGCTGTCAATTACCTTGAGCATTTCGCCTTGAGCATCCATCATTTTCTTTTGTGACTTTTCACCACTGACCATGTTGAACAACTTGGTCAAATCAGTGTTTTCATCTTTGTTGAGCACACGTTCACCCTTGTGTAACTGTGCAATGATGTCCTTGGGCTCAAACAGCGATCCAATTTCACCTGACGTGCCATGTGCTCTTTGGTTGCGTGGAGGTGGGAATAATGGGTCGTTCATGCCGGGCCGGCGTGGTGGGGGCGGAGTTTGATCAGGAATAACTATAGGCGGCACTGGTGGCTGGATTACTACCGGCAGGGGATTTTGTTCACTCCAAGGTGGCAGTTGTCGATTGTCAACTCTAGGATTGTTTGGACCAACAGGACCAGTTCTACTCTCACTCCCGTCAGGATTGGTACGTATAAATCTCCGATCCAGACGTTGGCTAGCATTTTCGGGCAAGTTGTCCATCACACCAACGCTTCTTGGACCAAATCTACTAGATTGGCGACCCACAACAACACCTTCTCCCAAAGTTTCTCCAATCTTCTTCATTAAATCAAGTATGTCTTTTTGCACAACCATCGAAGCATCTCTTAATATACCGGGCAATCCAGTTTGTATAAATGCCTGCGATGCCAACATAACTTCGTTCTGGGCTGCACGAAGTTCTGCTTGTTTTCCAACTTGCCCAGTTTTGTCTCCAATTTGAGCTGCTTGATTTTCTCGGGCCGCAGCAAGATTTTCTTGAAGACCACCGCGATTCAACATGGTTTCAGCCTTGGTCAATGATGAATACATTCCGCCCACGGATTTTCCAAACATGGCCAGTTCTTCTTGGCTTCTACTACTGCGAGCCATGCCTTTGAGCACTTGATCAAATCCTTTTTCAAACCCTTGTTGATCTCCTTGAAATTTGCCAGACTTTAATTGTTGTATCAATTGAAACATTTCTGGAGCCAATGACAACAATGCTTTTGATTCAGGAGTAGGTGCGCCACCACTCATCATGTCTTGCATACCTTTGAAAACGTCTTCACCTAGATCTTTTGTAAGAGTGGTCAACATCCCCAATTGCTTCATGGTATCACTACCTTCACCAAATTGGCGTCTTATTTTGTTTTCTGCTGCTAGAAACTTTTCGTTTCTTTGTGCTTCTTGCAAGGCCTGTTGTTGTTGTTTGCGACTGAGTCCAGTCACTTTGGTCAGTGCATCTTGTTGTAGTATCAATTCATAAGCACTTTTGCCCAACTGGCTGAAATCAGTGATAGTACCTCGACTGATTTTGGCTTGCATTTTGGCATACTCTAATATGGCTTCGGCCTGTGCGTCTTGGTCCAGTCCCAGTTTGCGAAATGACTCGTTGTAACCAGCCATACTGCGGCCAAGTTCAGCAAATTGTTGACGCCCTTTGAGCACCGTACCGCCCATCATAGCCATGGCATCAGCATTTTGTCCGGCCATTGACAAATATTTGTCAAGTTGGGTAACATTCAATCCCAGTTTTTGTATGTCGTTGAACAGTCCCTCAATGCCGTCTGCACCCACAGCACCACTTTCGGCCAATTGGCTGAATGCCGAATACATGGTGTCTGCTTGCTCTTTTGAAGTTGCGGCCAAATCCTCAGCAGTTTTTAAAGCATACACACCCAATGCAGTCAATCCAGCGGTCACTGCTTTTACTACAGGACCACCAGGCATCAACAGACTCAGTCCAACAGCAAGCGTTGACACTGCATCGGTCATTTTGCTCATTGAATTGTTGAATACTGCGGCGCCCTGTTCGCCACGATACATGGCCTTGGTATAGTCGCCCACAGCATCAGCCAGATTGCCCATGACGCTGGTGGCCATCTGAACTTTAAATCCAAAGTTTTGTATACCAGTTTGTGCTTCTAACAGTCGTTGACTGGTTTCAGGCAAAATATACCCAAACCGGCGCATCTGTTCGTTTACTTCTTCTGTGATCCTTGCGAGATTTTCTTCTGGCGTCATGGTGTTGTACCTATAAGTAGAACTATATTTATAGGTATCAAAATGACCCAAACCTCCAATCCGTTACGACAATTTTTTAGACAACCTGCAATCTATCTAAAATTGCCCAGTGCTGGACGATATTGGCCAGCAGCCTCGTTGGACTTGCCCGCCAATGGAGAGTTACCGATATATCCCATGACTGCCATTGATGAAATAACATATCGCACACCAGATGCCTTGTTCAACGGACAAGCAGTGATCACTGTGATACAGAGTTGTGTGCCTGCTATCAAAAATGCCTGGCATGTGCCCAATATTGATCTCAGCCCATTGTTGATAGCCATACGCATTGCCAGCCAAGGACACGAAATGGGATTAAATACTGTGTGTCCGTCATGCAGCCATGAAGAAGAATATGCGCTGGATCTACGTACAGTGTTAGATCAACTTCGAGTTCCAAATTTTGCCGAAACTGTCAACTATGGCGACTTAGAAATTGTGTTTAAACCAGTCACGTACGAACAACAAAATCAAAGTAGTATTGCACAATTTGAGCAACAAAAGATTTTGTCTACGCTGCCAACTTCAGAGTTGCCTGAAGAAGAAAAAATGAGTCGACTGACTCAGGCATTGAAAATCATTACTGATCTAACTATAAACATCATATGCCAAAGCATTGCAATTATCAAAACTCCCAGTGCTGCGGTGTCCGACTCGGTACAGATTGAAGAATTTTTAAGAAATTGTGAAAGCAAGATCTACAATCAAATACGAGAACATGTGGTGTCTCTAAGACAACAAAGTGATATACCGCCATTGAAAATCAAATGCACCGAGTGTGATCACGAGTATGAACAAGCACTAGACTTGGACATTGCAAATTTTTTCGCATCCGCCTCCTAGTCTCTTCTCCTGAGCAAATCAGTTCATATGTAGACCGCTTAGATCAGGAGGCTGGACAAATCAGGGCAGAAAGTCTTAGATTGTCTTGGTACATGCGCGGAGGCGCCAGTTATAATGATGTCATGCAAATGAGCGCCGCAGAACGAAAACTAATCAGCGAACTTGCCAAAGAAAATATTGAGACCACAAAGAAATCTAACTTACCGTATTTTTAAATGGATATTGAAACTGTCACTGCTGATATATTAACCTGGAGTGAGAACTTTGTAGAAGTTCCGCATCCTGCTCTGGGAGGGTGGCCTCCATGTCCGTTTGCACGACAAGCCAGATTGAATAAGACCATACAAGTGTTGACCGGTGTTGATCCTTACTTTGATCTACGCAACAGATCAAGATGGGGCATGGGTGCATATGAAGTTATCGTGTATGCTTATGATCCTGCGGAGTGGCCTTATGCTCGCTTTCACTCCTCAATTGAATCAGCAAACACAGAGTTTTTGTTGACACGTGACATACTTGCCTTGGAAGATCATCCTGACAGTGTAGAAGATGTCAACGGGGTCATAATGAATCAAGGCAAGTATGCTCTGGTGTTGGTGCAAAGTCTCAGCAAGCTAAACACAGCCGCTAAACAAATGGGCACAAAAGGCTTTTATCACACCTGGCCAGAAGAATACTTGACTGGATTGTTCAATCATAGACAGGATCCCAGATGAGCGGTTATCAGTTTGCAAGAATAGATTTGAGCAAAACCAACTATAGCATTGGTATAGAATGGATGTACATGACTGATCCAGACATACCTGCGCTGAATGCCATCTATCGTGATTACTGCGTTCACAAAAAGTTTGCGTCAGTGATGCCTATATTTGACAGCAAATACACTGACCCCATGACTGATGTGATTGGATATTATGACAAAGCCAAGTTAGTAGCGTTTTCACTTATCCGACGCTACGACGAACACAATGCCTTGTGCGATCAATTTGCATGGACTTATCACAATCCCAAACTGCGCATGGGTATAGAAACAATGAAAACAGAATGTGCCATATACAAAGCACGGGGGTTCAAATACCTGTATCTTGAACAAGCACATTTATACAAATCAGAAATAGACGGATTTGAAATACTAGGACCACTGGAGTAAACATGGATTTATATACAATTTGGGCAGACAAAGAAGGTGACATCTCAGACCTTGATTGGGTCAATGGAATGAAAAGTTTCTTTGATCATTTGATCGTTGAGGGCAAAATGGAAACCTATAGAATCACACGTTGCAAGATGGGATTCCGTAGCATTGCTGACATGCCTGAATGGATGATCATCATGGAGTTCCAAGACATGGGACAAATGGATAGTGCATTCAAACGTGTTGCCCCACTCAAAGGCGATCTTGAAACAAAACACAAAAGTTTCAATCAGTTTGTGAGTGGAAACATTCAACATGCATTGTTTAGAGATTGGCCAGATACCAACTTAGACAATTAAAGATGTACTGCGTACATCTGTTGATTTCACTTCGTTCATCAACTGATTGTCTTCTAAGTATCATCTAGATACTGTGGTCATAATTCACCGTATGCACGGTGAATTGAATGCATCATCTGAGTGACCGCAGTCATCTATTTTAAAGAGATTGTTGTTTCCAACACGGAGGCGGTTGACCGGTACCCCCTACTCTAGCTTCACATGTCAACGGAACCCTAGTGACCCGAAATAGATCCAAGTCCTATAAGCACGGGTTGTATCTTTTTCACATTGCCCGAATCGTTTGCTGCCTTAAGTTAGTAGCTGTTCTTTGACGCCCAAGTCCGGACCGGGTATCGCACCGTTCCTCAATGGGGTTGGATCATGCATCCAACACAGAGTCGTGATTAAATTTTATCTTTGATGTGTGAGCCATGTACACGTACTTGTATATGGCCGTTGTAATAATCTGTTGATTCCAATACTCGTCTTGCAAATTGCTCTCGTGCCTCAATGTAACTGCACTCACTCTTGCTTTTGCAATAGTAAAGTATTTCTCTGGAGAAGTTTTCGGTGCCTAGTGTGATTACGTCTGCGGTTAATTCTGGGCTTGACCCGTAGTACTCACGCCAATCTGAATCGATCTTGGTGCGTATCTTCTTCCGCTTCTTGATGCCGTTCTTTTGTTTTACAGTTTTGTACGTTGTTTTTGAAAATTTTGCTAATTTTTTGCCTATGTACTTGCGTCCAGATAGATTATTTGTGATCTGATAAACAAATCCCACACATTCTTCGGGTAAAGTCTCAACTGGGGTGTCTTGATATTGCCAGGTCATGTGAGTTTCGGGGAATTGCCTTTCGTGCTATAGTTATGCCTTGTGTTCAAAGTTCACGTAGAAAGTTGCCTCTTCTATCACAGTGTTTGGGGATACTGTGGTAACGTATCTTATAAAATTGCTGACGTCTGTCAATGCTATACCGTTGCCTGTCCATGTAGGGCGACTGCGGCTCAATTCTGTGTCCAGTCGATCAGGAGTGATCAGTGTGGTTCTGAACTGCACTAAATTTTGTTTGAATGCCTGTGTGCCTTGGCGACTAGCATGACTCAATGCTGCCTTGGCCACACGATATGTTTCAAATCTGGGTTCGGGTGCCACAAGGTGTTTTTCTCCTGTGCTGCCGATGTTGAAAATCCAACCTGTTTTACCAGCAGTTCGCCATGCATCGTACACAGCAAAATACAACTGTGATTGCCCAAAGTTGGCCCACAATTCCTGGGGAGGGCCATCAAATGCATTGTTTACAAACACATCATATTCCAAACTTAACACAGCAAGCTCATGTGTATTGTGGTTAATATCGAACCCATTGGTGCGACTGGCGCTGTCTGCACCAAACACATCCACTAAGTGTTTGCCTAGTCCTCGATTGCCACCTGTTACTAACATTTTCATTTTGATTGATCCCATACTTTTGTAAACTTTTTACCACAGGTCATTGCACATTCAAACAGTCTGTTGCTGTTGTTGAACGATGCTACGAGGTCCTGCCAAAAATCATTGGCAAATATTTCCGGTAATGTCTTGTGATGTATATTCAAATTATCTAGTCCATAACGTTCTAAAAATTCACGAACTTGATTTTTACCATCCACTGTGCTCAGTGGGTTTGCACCAGGTAAGGTGCCATCGCTAAATCTTGCATCATACAAGTTGTGATTGAAAAAATTACAAGGCAATACTGTGCCTTCGGCATTGATTGCCACTTTGTTGCCCTTCAAGGCATCGCACTGTATGGGTGTGGTATCAAAATATTCTTTAATGTTGATGTATTGTTTTTTAAGCTCGGGTAGGTATTGCATACTGCGATTTCTATACTGCTCTTGCCGCGGTGGTTCCAACACATGATCTGCATTGGCAACTGGCCATGAATCCATTTCAGTCATTGTGGCATGATTTAAAAATCTACCAGTCTTGCGTATCAACACATTGTGGAACCCCATAGCCTTGCCGTACTGTTTGACCAAGTCAATTTGATATTCATTATGTTTGAACACAATAAAGTTCCATTGTGCTCGTCCACCTGCGTTGATAAATGCTTGAGCATTAGCAATAACACTGTTGTATTTTACATTCTTTCTGTACAGATGTAAAGTGTCTGCCAAGCCGTCTATGCCAAAGTCTATCTGTCCATGGCCATTTATGATGCGGGCCATCTCTGTCCAGTACTCGGGATCATGCACTCCACCATTGGTGTGTATGTACAACCACAATGTGGGACTCTTGCGTCTAAAGTCACGCAAGATATCTAAAAAGTCTGGATGCATTATGGGATCACCATAACTGCCGCAAAAAAACACTTGTCGTAGTCGTTGACACAATTTACTATCAAACGCTTGATCAATAGTTGCACGTGACAAGTGTATGAGTGGCATGTAAGGATTGATACCTGTTCCCAAGTTGTTGCGAGGGCATTGAGGACAGGCAGCATTACAGTAGGTTGTAATTTCAAGCTGATATTCACAAACACTTTGATAATCAAACATCAGGTAAATTCTCAAACACAGTTTTGATTTCTTGAAGCACCTGATGATTAGTTTTAAAAATAGTATTGCCTAATTGTGGTCCTGGTCGCCTAATGTCAATCAACCATTTCAATGCAGGGGTTGCAAACTCCAATACCCACGTGCCATTGTGCCCCAAATACAAATTGGGACATATTGAATACGGTTCGTTGTCGGCTTTGTGCATGTACACAGGAAAAAATTTCCCCAACCACAATTCACCAGTCAACGGGGTATCGTCTAAATGTATTCCAACTATTTCTACGTGTTTGTCTATAGCAATGTTGCCATCTGAGTTTAACACATGATCATGCACAGTTTTGCCATGATGTGTGATTTTTAATTCGTGATTGCCGTCGTCTAGCGGCACATCAAATTCTAAACTGTCCTGTGCAACGTCATCATACAACAACATGTAGTCGTCAATGGTAACCTTGATCAATGGATCCCCTAGTCTTCGTTCTACTGCAAAGTTCAGTTGAATTTTCAATGTACCAACTCCTGAATTCTAGCCAAGCGTTCTTGATACTTGTCCATCAGCGTTTTGAGTTGATCATCGCCTTTCCAAAATGTGTATCCCAACTGTTCACAATGTTCTTGTATTTGTATTCTACGCATGATGCGTTTTTTATAAGTTAACTCAGTATTGGTCTCACATATCCAATTTGCCCCTTGCGGACGCTGATTGTTAATGCCAATTATGTTCAAAGTTTCTGGATGATCAAACATGGGTGTGCCTTGCTCTATGGTCAGCGTGGTGCCTAAATTTACACCAATGATGGTACCGTCTGCTACAAATCGTTGATACTTGGTCAGCAGATCCAACGATGCCTGATGGTCTTGTTCGGTCTCTGTGGGAAAGCCAGTGATCATTAAAAAATAAACCTGCATTTTGTTTTTGCTGTATTGCGCCATGTTGTAGTCAAGATCGTCCATGGTAAAATCTTTGCGCATGTCGGCTAGCACTCGATCACTGCCACTTTCAATACCCAACACCATGGTTTCTGCACCCGCTCGTGACATGTGTTCAAAATCTACGGGTCGCATGGCACCAGGCTTGCGCACAATGGCATGACTGCTGTAGGCAAAATGTCTATCAGGAAGATGGTGAGATTCATAATAGTCTATCAATGTTCGGTTAAATTGTCGAAAATCTTTCATACTACCATTGCACAATGCATCGTGAAAGAAGAAATCTCTCACACCGTATTGTTCATAGTAATGAATCATCTCGTTGGCCAATTGCGATCCTGATTTAACTCGGAACCCGCCATGTATAGTAGGAATATCACAAAACACACATTTTCTAATGCAGCCTCTGGAACTTTCTATTGGCAGTACACCGTGTTTACTGCCATTCTTGTATGACCTTATATCAAAGTCACTAAAATCCATCACAGGTTGGTCAGCAATGTTGCTACGTTCAGCAAAAAAATCAGTGTCTATTCCGGCCGCATTGTAGTTGCCTTGTATGATTGCTGGTATAGTAGTTTCAGCCTCGCCGCGTATCCAATGATCAATCAAGCCGAGTTGCTTGAGGTAATGTGCAAAAGTTGGACGATCTGCAAAACTTCCATTTTCTTCACGTATGAGTCCTTGACCGCCTATGATAACTTCACATGTAAATTGGATTCTAAATTTTTCTAAAAACTTTTCAGTAAAACGTTGTGCTTGCCAACTGAACACGCTGATCAATAGTTGTTTGGGCTGATATGCAGAAATCAATTCAATCCAGTGTTGAATGAGCCGATCAAATTCTATTTGAGCAGATGCACTGAGTTGTTTGTTTTTGATAAACAAGTACTCATCAATTTCATTCCACAGCACAGGATCACATTGTTGTTGAAATCTTGTGAAGTAATCTAAATTTATATCTAAGCATTTGCTGGTCACATTGTGTTGATTGAATAATTGTTTAATGATAGCAGGAGCCGCCGCAGGTCGTACTGCTGCTTTTCGTGGTACTGTTAAAATTATTGCATGGACCATAGTTTTTAAGCGATATCTACATCCGTGTTGTAACTGGTAAATCCGTTTTCTTTAACTACCTTGAGTATGTTCTCTACACGTCCGGCAAGTTCGTCTCTATGACTCACTAGCCAAATACTCTTGTGGCGTTCACGAGTCATCTTCTTCAACAGCGCCAAACTGGCTTCTACGCCTTGTGTATCTAGCCCCGAATCAATCATCTCGTCAATGAACAAGATGTTGATAGGGCTGTACAAACTTTCCCACACGTCACGAAATGCCCAACTCATACTTAGTATCAACCTATTGCGCTCGCCACGACTCAAGTTATCAAAGTCCAGTTCACGGCCTAATTCTTCAATGCTTACACTCAAATCGTTTTGGAACTTCACAGTGTGTGGCAATCCAATTCTATCCAAGTACCATGTTAGCCTTGCATTCAAATAACTCAAGTTCTGATCAATAATTTTCTTGCGAACAAAACTATCTTTGCTTGTGAGCAACTTCAACAAAAACTCTTGATGTTCTTGTACTCTAATGAGTTCGTTCAAATGATCATAGGTGACAGTTTGCAGGGCTTGATTCTCCATGTCTGAGATTTGATCAGTGTAGGGATCTGTTTCTGCTTGTTTGCTTTGAATCTGTTGTTGCAATGACTCTAAGGTACTGCGATGTTTGAACGCATCATCTTCGTTGTCATAGAACATGGTGGGAGGTTTGCCCAGCACACCCAGGTCAGTGTGTGCTGTTTGCAGTTCGGCCAACACGGCTGTGTGTGCTACTGAGTTGGTATCAGCATCTGCTAACTCGCGTTTTTTATCTGCCAGCACCTTGGTGTGTTTGACGTCATGAAATTCCTGTCCACAAGTGTGGCATGTGTGTGCTTCTAAACTTTCAATCTCTTTCACAAGTTTGGCAATGGTCTTTTCTTCACGCTGGATATCCAGTTTGGTTCTGCTGATTTGTGTGGCCAGGTCATTGATGTCACGACGGCGTTGATCCCAGGCCGAATGTTGTTTGTGTGCGGCAATTTCTGCATCAATGTCAATGTTCTGTAAAGATTGCAGTGCGGCGTGTAGTCGGCCAAGGTCTTCTGCATGCTTGGTGGTCCACATGACATGTCTGCGCTTCAAACTTTCAATCTGTTCTTCAATGCGTTTGTTGGCTTCTTGCACAGCACGTATTCTAAATTCTTCTTGTGTGATGGCATCCTTGGTACCACGGTTGAGTTCTTTGATGCGGTCAGCACGTTCACTCAACATGGTGATGCCCAACAACTGCTCAATTATGGTGCGTTGATCGTTGGCCTTCAAACTCAAGAACGGCTCAGTATATGTGTTTAATGCCAAGATGTGCTTGAACATGTCATGACTCATGCCAAACACTGATTCAATGGCGTCTTGTGTTTCGCGGCTGTCGCCTTGTGCATCATCTGTGGCAGTTTGTTGTTCGCTGTCTACATAGAAACGCAACACATTGGGTTTGCGTCCACGTTCAATCTTGTATGTTTTACCATTCACAGCAAAGTCAAGACTGACCAACATGCCCTTGCCATTGGTTTTGTTTACTAGATTGTCCTTGCGAATGTTGCTCAATGCCTGTCCGTACATGGCATAACTCAGTGCATTGATAATTGTGGTCTTGCCTGTGCCATTGCGACTGCCGTCGCCACCCAGATCCAAGTTTTCGCCCAGCACTAATGTAAGATCTTGACGGTCAAAGTCAATGCCTTGTGTGGCGTTGCCCACACTCATAAAGTTTTTAACAGTGAGATTTTTAATTTGGATCATATGTACATTATAAACTTTATTTTGATATTAATCAACCAGTGGTATAAGATCTGCAAATTGTGGTAATACAGTATGGAAAGACTCGCCTCGATAACGATCTTGATTAAGCATGGTACGTTGAAATTCTACAAGTAAATGAGAACGGTCTTCTAGCCACATATAATCAATAACGTTTTGCCATTCTTTTATTAGAAGATTGGCATCTTGTGAATTCAACCATGTTATATGATTTTTTATAATTGCTTCTAGTCTTTTTTTATGATGGGATGGAACAACCTGCACAGAAAAAAAACCTTCAAATATTTGTTGAGCTATTGAAAATTGATTAATAGAAATTAAATTACGCTCTGTCCAATTACGTTGTAGTTCTATTAGACTTTCAATGTTTAAAAATCCCACAGTGGAAGTAACTTTAAAGTTTACATGAGGAGATTCGTGTTGTACACGAATCAAATTTGATTCAATTGTAGACCAAACTGTTCCGTGTCGTAGATATTCTGCAATTGTTCCGTGAGCATCTAAACTGGCGCCAATGGTGATATCAGAAAACTTTTTCCATATACTAGTAAAATTGCTTCCTCGAAAATCAAGTTGCATAAAATTCGTATTGTAAACTACACTGAGATCGGTATTTTTAATTTGCACCAGCTCATTGATTATGTCAAAGTGTTCAGGGGCTAACAATGGTTCTCCGCCTGCAAAATAGATATGTTCTAAATTAGGTAACAATAACAATAATTCTGACATTACTGTTTTTCGTTGACGGCTATTTAGAGCAGGCCAGTCGACATTGTATATTCCTTGAACTTCTTGTGCAATGGCGCTACTGAGGTGTGGGCCACAAGATCTGCATTTGAGATTGCATATTTTGTTAATACGTATATCAAGTGATATTAGTTTATCTTGATCAACAAGTTCGGTAACACTTGGTGTTGGCATTTGATACAGTTCGTTGTAATGTAATCTGTGTGATTTTATACCATTTTTTTCTTTAACCCAACAGTGTTGGCATTCTTTTGGGTGTTTGCCAGTTAATAATCCCTGCCGTAATCTTTGAAAATTTTTATTATTGTAAATATTAGACAATTTATCTTGATCAATGTTACCCAATGGATAGTCTGTGTTTCCATCACAACACGGCAATATGTTTCCGTCAGGATTGATATAAAGATGTATCCATGGCATCACACAAAAAGTGTTGCCAAATGTTGGAAATATTGGATGATAGTCGCCTGGAACTATCACATGATTTATAATATTAGAATGATCAGGAGAACTCAACTCTTCTGCAATATTTTTATTGGTAGTGACCACAGTCACAAAACAACTAGTAATGTCTACGACTGTCAATGCCTTTTGTATAATAGTTGTGTAGTTACCTCGCTGGTCATCGTACTCATAAACGTCACCGCAGTCTTGGACAAATATCAACCGTTCGTGTGATTCAAAAGAATCTTTATGATGTTGATATAACCAATTGTATAAAATTTTTTCACCGTCTTTGTCAAGTAACGTAGAATAATAAAATGTACCGAGAACATCATATTCTTTTTTGAGTTGTTCTACTGCATTGTTTAATTCAATCATAAGTTTTGATAAATCTGCAACAATAGTTTGTTGTCGTAGAATTCTGATTCAATGTTTGTTAGTTGGTCAGTGACAATTTGATCCACACTCTCAAACTTGACATCACCGGGTGCAAGATCCACATCCACACCTGAAGTCTTGTTGGGTATCAGGGCCATCTCACGCAGACTATAATCTCGAATAAAAGTTTCTTTGATGAAGTTGGCTTCTTCATATGAAATTTCAATATCTAAATTCACACGCACATGCATCTTAGGAGCCAGCAGCGTGGCTGCATTGTCAATCAAGTCGGCTAACCCGTGTACTCTATATCGGGGCTGATTGGGCCATGCATGAAACTCGGGCTCTCGGCCCCATTCAAGTATCATCATGCCACGCTCGTCATCGCCGGCATCGGCATAGTTGTGCGGAAAGCAGTTGCCAATGTAGGTGATGTTGTTGGCAGTCTGCCGTTTGTGAAAATGTCCGGTGAACACCTGATCAAACCCACCAAAGTCTCCACGCTGTACTGTGCCATGATCTGGCATTTGTACCATGGCATTCATGTAGTAGCCAGGCAGTTCAAAGTGCCCAAACATATATTTACCTTTTAGTTTGGGAATACGCTTGTGGTCATCGCCACATAGCCAAGGAGCAATAACAACGTCACCGTGACTGAACCAATCATTGCAAATTTGAACTTTCGGCAAATGTTTGGCCCACTCCACACTTTGAATATCGCGCTTGTCTCGATAATAAAGATCGTGATTGCCAGGAATAAAATATACCCGATCAAAGTTGTCATTCATGTGCTCCA